ACATAAAAACTCTCCTCATATAAAGCTCTTTATTTCTGCAGTATTATTTGGGGAGATTTTATTCTGTATCAGAATTTGTTCCGAGAATTTCGTTAATTTTATCTTCTGGCACTCCTGCATCAGAAAGATATACCATTCTTGCCGAAACGACGGACAAGGTATAGTTTTGCTGTGCTTCAACTCTTTTTTTGTAATCAGACAAATCATCTAATTTGTTTTTATCAAGGTAAGAGTGCATATCACTTGCAATCATCATGCCGTTTAGGATATAATTTTTTGCTGCCTCTACATATTCATCATTTGTACCATCTTTCTTCGGGAGTTGGGACGAAAGATTGTACTGAGAACGCTCTGTTTGACCGGAGAGGTCATATACATCGAGAGTGGTTGTAGTTCCCGATTCTGTATTAGAAACAGCAATCAGCAATGTATTTGTCAAGTTTTCGGATGTTTCAACTAAATCAAAGATAGTGCTATCTTCTTCAATAGCTTTTTGGATATCGTCTTCGCTGGGTGTTTTTGTATCTGTTTTAGAAGTCTTGGTTGGTTCGGTATCAGGTTCTTTTGTGTCATCACTGCCGCCAAAAGGCAATGCGAGAATCACAATAACCACTACCAGAGCAATGATTGCAATGAGACAACCGTTTGGTTGTTTTTTACCGCAGTTCGGGCATACCTTTTCATCAATAGGCATTTCCGTTTTGCAGTGCTTACAAGTTTTTGTTGTTGGCTTTTCTTTCTTCATGATTTACCCTCCTTAATTTGACAATATTCACGAATTGTGATATTTTCTGTTTGGAGGGTTGTTAGGCAACGACTTTCTTTTCCCCTTGTGATATGGCAGTATCACAGGGGGAGTTTTTTAAAAATCTAAAATTCCTTCCTAAGCTGCATCAGCCTACCTCGGATATGTATATTTTCCATATCCTTGCCAACAAAGATTTTCGGTTCACAGGCGGGGTTTTCGGGTTGGAGAATCAGCGCATTTTCCTGTTTTTTCACTCTTTTCAGGGTAGCCTCGTCACCATTGACGGCGACAACGGCAATATCCCCATTATCCACATCAGCCTGTTGGCGGATAAGGAGCAAATCACCATGATGGATGCCTGCGTTTATCATGCTGTCCCCCTTAGCCCTGAGCCAGAAGTAGGTTTCGCCTGTCTGGAGGTCAGATTCGGGGGTGGGGATGTAGCCTTCAATGTTGTCCTCGGCGAATAGCGGCGTGCCACAGTTCACAGAGCCGACCAGAGGGACGTTTACCATTGGTTCGGGAACGTAGGGGATGGCACCTTCGGGGAGGGACTTATCTCGCTTTTCGACTAAATCTGATTTTTCAATGCCAAAATAATTTGCTATCATTTCGATTTTATCAATGCGAGGGTATTTTTTCCCATTTACCCAATCAGTAAAGGTGGAGTATTTGAATCCAAGAGCCTCACACATATCATTTCTTGACTTATTATTTAAATCCATATAGTATTTTATATTTTCAGCCATAATGGCTTTGTTTCCGAGGTCGCTCATAGGCTCACTCCCTTTCTAATGACAATATACGCTAAAAACAAAAAAAAATCAAGATAAAAATAAAAAAATTACGCTTTTAGCATTGACAAAACGCATAAAGCGTATTATTATCGTAGTATGAAAGGGGTGAGAATTTTGAAAATTACATTGAAAGCAGCCCGAGTAAGCAAGGGCTTGACACAGAAAGATGCGGCGAAATTGATTGGAATTACGGTAGAAACCTTGGCAAACTACGAAAAAGGAAAGACTTATCCGGATATTCCGATTCTGAAAAAGATTGAGGATACATACGATGTGAAATATAATCAGCTTATTTTTTTGCCTGAAAATAACGCTTAAAGCGTTATTGAAAATAACGAAGAAAGGCCGGTAAGAAGATAAGGACGAAAGCTGAGGGAGGTGTTCTTATGGAGCCGATGCTTTATACAGTAAAGGAAGTTGCACAAATTTTGAAATGCAACCCCACCAGAGTGTACGGATTGAAGGATGCGGGGCTGCTGCCGTTTCTGAAGCTGGGGCAGCTGAAATGCCGCAGAGAAGCGGTGGAGGAGTTTCTGCGGAAGTATGAGGGCTACGATGTATCCGACCCGAACAACATCGTTCCTCTGGAGACAGGGGTGGCGGAATGAAGGGCGGAATGAAGCGCAGCGGCGCAACTCTGGAGGAAATGAAGCAGGCGTTGGAAGGAAAGCTGTATATCGGGAAAAAGATTAAAAAAATCGTGTATTTCCGAGAGGGCAGCACAGGCCCGGTACGAAAAGACAAGAAAATAGGAGTTGTTACAGGATTGTATCCGTTTATGTTTACGGTGGATTTTGGGAAATACACAGAATCATTCAGATACGGACAATTTTTCGAGGAAGGGAGCGAGGTGGTTAAGTTATGAAAAGTAAATGGAAACGCACGTTATTCTACATCCGCAGGGGCTTGATTCGTTGGGCGGTGGTATTCTTCGGGACGCTGTTGGCGCAGTGCGGCTTAGTATGGGTTCTGGAGAACCCCGACAGCAGGATGATGTTTTATCTGATTTCCGGCACGGTGATTGCCTTTGCAATCGGTAATGTGTTTTACGGCAGGGAATTGCCTAAGAAATAAAAACGTCCCCAGAGGTGTTGGCGCACCGTTTCGGGGACTGGATAATTATTCAATTACAGAATAACAGAAACAGGAGGGAAATGCAATGGAAAACTGGACAGGCACGATGCAGATCAACCGTGTGGACGGCGAGCCTTTGCTGAAAAGCGGAGAATGGCAGTATGACCCTTGGTGGAACTGCTGGTACTTAAACGGGGAGAGCTTCCCTGCGGAGATTTGCAGGAAGGTGTTGTGATGGCATTTACATACACAGAAGACCCCAGAAAAGAGGAAGAAGCGGAGGAAATCATCCCTGAATGTATCATTTGCGGGAGCAGGAAATGCGAGTATTTCTATTTTGATAAATGGAGTGAACCGCTTGGCTGCGATGACTGCATCCAAAGGGTGGAGGTTTACGAAACCGAAGAACGGGTTTGTCCTGTGTGCGGCAGTGTGAAATGCGATTATTTTTATGAAAAGTACAGCGAAATTGTCGGTTGTGACGACTGCATCCGAAGGGAGAGCGTCTACGAATAACAGAAAGGGTGGTTTCTTTGAAACGGGAAACGTATCTGGAAAAAATCGGTCAGCTTTCTCTGGAAATCAGGGAGGCGGACAGGCAAATCATGGGGCTAGTGAATCTGAAAAAGCTGAAAAATGCGGAGATTGACCGACTGAACAACCTTATGGTGGAGGAGGCAAGAAACGGCACATTGTATAAGGAGGAGTGAGATATGGCAAAGCTGATTTGCATTATGGGGGAATCGGGCAGCGGCAAGAGTACGTCTATGCGGAACTTAGACCCTGCGACGACCTATTATATCGACTGTGACGGGAAGGGACTGCCCTGGAAGGGGTGGAAGGCGCAGTATAACGAAAAAAACAATAATTACTGCGTGACAAGGGACATCCCGAAAATTGAGAAATATCTTCTGAGTATCAACACAAGCGGTACGCATATCCAGACGGTAGTAATTGATACGCTGAACACCTGCATGGCGGACAAAGAAGTGAAGGGCATGAAGGAAAACGGATACGGCAAATGGATTGACCTGACGCAGTTTGTCTGGAATCTGGTCGAAACGGCGAGCAGACTGCGGGAGAATCTGACGGTTATTTTCGTGATGCACAGTGAAACGGTGCGTGATGATTTCGGTTATGCGTTTACACGGATTCGCACAAACGGCAGGAAGATGGAAAAGCTTGTGTTGGAATCCCTGTTTAATGTTGTGCTGCTTGCCAAGCGCACCGATGAGGGCAGATATATTTTTGAAACGCAGACCAAAAATAGCACAGCAAAAAGCCCTATGGAGGCATTTGAAACTTTTGAGATTGAGAATGACATTCAGCAGGTACTGGATGCACTGAAGGATTTTTAAGGAGGACAAAAAATGAAAAATATCAACTGGAACAGCGTACCCGACCCTGTGGAGCTGCCGAGACTGACCCCGGGCGGATATGTCTGCAAGATTACGGTAGCGGTGGACGTACCTGAGAAGGAATATCTGAAGCTGGAGTATGACATCGCGGAAGGGGAGCACAAGGGACACTGGGATGCGCTCTACAAGGCGAAAGCCTTCTGGGGTGGTACGTTTTACCGTTCCTACAAGGAGAAGGCACAGTCCATGTTCAAGGGCTTTCTGACGGCGGTGAAGGAAAGCAACCCCGGCTTTGTATTTGAAAACGAGGAAAAGCGTCTGGAAGGTAAGCTGATCGGGCTGGTACTGGCGGAGGAGGAATACCGCAAAAATAACGGCAGTGACGGCACAAGACTGTATGTTGCCAACATCCGCAGTGTGGAAAAAATCCGCAAGGGAGATTTCATTGTACCGCCCAAAAAGCTTTTGCAGGAAAGCGGCAGTGCAGGCGAGAACGGATTCTATCCCACAAAGGATGTGGAAGATGACGATGTTCCGTTTTAAGGCGGTGATGGGATGATACTTTTGTGCGATACAAGGCAAAAGAAGGGAAAACATGAGGAAAAAGAAAAGTGGTTTGCGGCGCATGACGTAGAAGTGGTACGCACAAAATTGGTGGTAGGGGATTATTCCCTTCCCACCGACCAGAGCGTTTGCATTGATACGAAGGCCGGGCTTCTGGAGATCTGCGGCAACGTGACACAGCAGCATCGGCGGTTTGTGGAGGAATTAGACCTTGCGAAACGGCTTGGGATTCAGCTGATTATCCTTTGTGAGGAGGACGGGATTGCCGCACTGGAGGATGTCAAGCATTGGAGCAATCCACGCCTGTGGCACTCCCCGAAGGCATTGACAGGAGAAAAGCTGTATAAGATTCTAAAATCCATCGAGGAACGCCATGGCTGCCATTTTCTGTTCTGCCGGAAGGCAGATGCAGGGCAGATGATTGTCAAGCTGCTTGCGGCAGGGAAGGCAATGGACGGTGAGCGTCATGGCTGAGTTTCGGGAATATCAGAAACAGGACTTTCTGGAGGGCACAGAGCCGTATGAGGTGCTTTATAAATACATAGACAACCAATTCCTGCTGTCGCAGATGACGGAGCAAATGGCGGATGTGGCGAAAAAAGCAGGGGTGAAGGGCTTTAAGACCCTGTTCAGAAAATTCTGTCAGGCGAAGAAAAAGGATTCTACAGGGAATTTCATTCAGAACGCAACGAACTTTGACGGACAGCCGTTGGAGCTGGACTGCGGAAACTGGGTTGCGGATGATAGCGGCATCAGCATTTCCACACCCCTTGGGGACATGCTTGCCTGCATCCACCCCATTCTGCCGACGATGCGGCTGATCAATATTGATACGAATACGGAAAAGCTGCAATTGTCCTATCGCAAGGGTGGCATCTGGCGCAAGACCATTGCCGATAAGCGGACACTGGCGGCGGCCTCCTCCATCATCGCCTTGGCGGATGTGGGCGTGGCGGTCAACAGCGAGAACGCAAAGTGGCTCGTGCGGTTCCTGCATGATGCGGAGAATCTCAATTATGAGCGCATTGAGGAGAAGAACAGCGTCGGGCGGCTCGGTTGGGTGGAGGGACACGGCTTTTCGCCCTATGTGGAAAATCTTATTTTTGATGGGGATGCCGCCTGTAAGGGGCTGTTTGAAAGCGTAAAAAGCGGCGGCAGTTATGAAACATGGCTTGCGCTTGCGAAAGAGGTACGGCAGGAGAGCCTTTACGGGCGGATTCTGATGGCGGCGGCGTTTGCGAGCGTGCTGGTTAAGCCGCTGAATTGTCTGCCCTTCTTCCTGCACCTCTGGGGCGGTACGGAGGCAGGCAAGACCGTCGGCGAAATGCTTGCGGCATCTGTCTGGGCGGACCCCAGAGTAGGGCGGTATATCCAGACCTTCAACAGCACTGTGGTCGGCAAGGAGCGTGCGGCGGCGTTTGTGGGGAATCTGCCGCTGATTCTGGATGAATTGCAGATTGCAGGCAGTCAGTCCGGCTTTGATAAGGACATCTAT